GAACTTGGGCGCAAGCATCGCCGTTCTGGGAATTTGCGAGAGCGGAAACATCCACCTTCGTCACTCCAGCCTCCCCCGTACTATCGGAGGTATTGTGGATGTCGATGATGTATTTCCGCTCCCCGTCTAGAACTGTTCGTGTCGCTACCGCATCTGCCATTGTTTTCTCCTAACGAAGATCATTTCACCCGTGATGTCGGAATGGGGCGCGGCCCCATAGAGAAACCGCGCCCGAAATGTTCCCGGCGTTTAGCTGTCGATTGCCGGCAAGACGTAGCCGCTGGCAGTGTCAGTGGCCGTGCCAAGGTTACCGAACTGCCGAACACCGTCGATGTCCACCAGAACCTCACTGGCCGTGTCGTGATGGCCGATAAGGTTGTTGGCAACGATCCCAGTATTGTCCGTAGAGTCGTTGTCGATCAACAAATCGCCAGCCGTGTTGCCGATGACGACGTTGTTATCGATGCAGACAATCTCCTGAATGCTCTTGCCCGTGGCAACAAGCAGCAGCTTGCAAGACGTGGCCCCATCGCAAATGATGGTGTTGCCAGACAAAACAGACTCAGAGACATCAGCGTTCCACTCGATCATCTCCAACCCCGCAGTATCAGGTGATACCCACCGGCAGTTGGTGACACGCATACCGTCAGCTTCGTTGTCAGTAGTCCCGGTGCCCTTGATGCAAGACAGCCAATTTTCAGCCGCTGCATTGTCAGAGAACTCGATCTGGTCAAACCAGGAGCCGACAGCCGTGACGCCAAAGCAAGTCACAACGTCAGCGTGGCCCGAAGCAAAGACCATGTTTGAAAGGGTCACATCGGCAGCCGAGATGACAGCCGTGACGGTGGTGCCACCGTCCATCAAGAAGCGAGGACGTTGGTTGTAGTTGCCCATGCCGACGACGGTAATGCCAGCGACATCAAAGGTGATGCCCGAAGCGCCCGTAATTGTTTCAGCATGGTTAGGGGCCACAAGGATGATGTCGCCCTTGTTGGCCGTACATTTGCCAATGGCATAGTCGAGAGTGCCAAAGGCACGTTCGCGGGTACCTTTGTTGCCGTCAGAGCCGCCATTGGAATTGACCCAAAAGACGCTCCCAGCATAGCTGTTCAGCACAGGCATACCCAAGATGGAAACTCCTTGGGAAAACCCGTTGGGATAATTGGAAATCGGCATCGTTAAATGCTCCTAAGAAAATGTGAAAAGGGATGGGGAGGAGGGGGCCGAGTCCCCCCTCCCCGCGCAATGGTTCAGGGAACCACCGCGTTACTCGCTAATTACTAAGCACCTGGGCTACCGTACAGGGAGCGCCAGTCGGTTACACCACCAACAAACCGCATGTAAGAAGCGGCCTTGGCATTCTTCGTGTCGAAGTCGTTGTCTTGCTGGAAGTCCGTGGACTCACGATTGTAGACCTTCATTCCATTCGGGCAGTTTGTCCGAATGAACCACTGGTCTGTGTCGTCCAAGAACGGCGATACAAAATAACCTCCAGGGATAAGACCCATGCTCTTGACGGCATTGATGGCATTGTTTGCCGAGTCGTTCTGGAGCGAGGACTTCAGGACACGCTCAAACTCAAACTTGAGATCGGGCGGCCCAATCAGCTTTTGCGGCTGGAGATTGATGCGAAGCCCACGGGCGTTTTTCGCCTTGTGGATCAGAATGAGCAGATCCTCCAAAGCCGCTTCCGAGAAGTCCACGGCTGTGGTGGGTTCATTCTGCTGATCACCCGATTCAGTCGGATGGTCAGTCGCAAGAATTTCCTTGCCGTCGCCAAACGTATAGCTGGAATTGGTTGCACGATTGTAGATGTTGTGCAGAACCGTTTCCTTCGTTTGACGCATCGAGAAACCAAGAGCCTGAGCACGGCGCTTTGAGACAGTCTCGTAAAGACCGTCCTTCAGTTCCTCGTATGTGACGATGTAGCCGAGAGCATACGCGGCATTGGTATACCGAGTTGTCTCGCCTTGGCTCTCCGAGTCGTAGGAAATGCCGCTACCTTCCGATTTGGACGGTGCCAAACCGAAGCCGGTGACTTCGACATCTTCCTCGTAAGACTGGGTGCTACCTTCCTCATCGAAAAGTTGCATCCAGCACTGTTCAAACTCGTCGTACCCACGACCCCACCAAGCCTTGACTCCAGGCCAAAGGGCTTTGGGATGATTGCCGCTTGAAATGACAGCCATTTGTCAGCCCTCCTAAATGCCCAGAGTGCCGGGGATGGTACCAAGATTATCAAGTCCCCAAGACTCTGTGTGTGCGTTGATTCTGACCAAGACCTTCGCGTGGCTGGCCGTGGTGTCGTTGTCAGCACGGTTAACCGCCCGAAGAATGATCAGTTGGTTTGAAGCGTCAGCCGCCGGGGCGTCTGATGTCGTGTCGAGTTCCACCCCGGAAAGTCCGGTGGACGTGTCACCTGAGTGAGTGAAGATGAGCACCGCATTAAGGCCCATCGACGTTGCCGGAATGGCACCGTCAGCTTGGACCTCAAAGACGACATTCGGATCATCACATACATTGGCAACCCGCTCCGTCGAAGCCGGGTTGTACTCGTTGTCGAGGTTACTGGGATCAGCCGCAAAACTGACAATAACGCCGGTAATTTCGTCGTTGTCGCCAGCCGCAGATTTGTTGATCTCAGGCATGGTGCCAATCCCGAATGATCCGCCACCAGGAACCGTGACAGCCGCCGTGTTGGCTGTGCCGGTCTTGACAACAGGGTCACCGATGAAAAGCGCCGTACCATAACCAGCCGGAATATAATAAGGGTTTGTGCCCCCATTATACGACTGGCCGTTCGCCATGCGGACTGGTTTCAGTCCGAACGGTGTATCAGCGTTCGCCATGATGTTTCTCCTTGAAACATTGGGGCGTTACTTTATTTCGCGGACCCAACGTCCACGGTAATTTCACGCCCGTGTGCAGTGTTGTAGAAATTGTCGGAGTCTTTGCGATCAGCACCTTGAACGTGCCCTCCACGCATTGTCTCCTCTACTGCTAGGCGGTCATCATTCTTAGCCACAAGATCCTCGCGGTAATACTCGTTTGGGATCTCCATGAGGTAGGCGTGCATGACGCCTTGATGTTCTGGAAGTTGGCCGACGACCACTCTTATCGCGCCACCCTTCTCATCTCCTGCTTCAATTCGCGCTTGCTCGTCCTGAACAAACTCATATCCGGCCTCCAAAAAGCGATTAATGCGGTTCTTAATGTCATTTACGAACCGTCGCTTAAAACCAGGACGTTCTGGCGCGTGTAAGCGGGGGTCAGTCTCCCCAATGGGCCGACGCTTTTTCCGCTTGCGGATGCTGCCGGCTGCCATGACTTTCTCTGCTTGTTGTTGCTGCTTGCTCATGCTGAACCTCCCTCAAAATAGACCTTGGCGTAGGAGGCCAGATCCTTGTAAAGACCTTGCTCTACGAATGTATTGCCAGCGGCTTTTGCCTCCGGGGGGAGTGCCGCCACGCTCTGCTTCTTGCCACCTTTCTTGGGTGAATTTCCACCGCCAACCGGCGGTGCCTCTTTTCCGAATTTCCTCGGGAAGGCTTGCTTGATCATCTTGCCAACCTCGTTCAGTTGATCGTCCAAGGACATCCCAGGGAACTCTGTCTGGACATCGGTCAAATACACAATGGCCGTGTTGCGAAGACCAGCGTCATTATCAAACCATTGGTTCCGCCCAACCCACTCCCGAACCTCTGGGGGTGGGGCGTCCGTGCCAGCCCTGGCAGCATCTTTGGTGACAGCCTTGCCCAGCTTGTCCAATTTCTTTTCTGCCGCGTCATAGGCTCTGGTGTCGCCCTCCTCCACGGCTTGTCTCTGCTCGGCCTTAACCTCGGCCAGTGCTCGTTGGTAGGACTCCTCCTTCACGTTGTTCACCACACCCGTCAGGTTGGTGATGACGCCGCCCAATTCCTCAATTTTGGCATTCGCTTTGTCGAGCCGGTCGGCCAAGATTGGAGCTGACTTCTCGCCGAAGTCGATGAACTCCTGCGCCGTGCGGGGCGTGCCCTTCCCCTTGAAGTCTTCCGGTGGAACCCAACCCATCGTGCGGGCGCGTTCCTCAACCTCGGGACTTACTTCTTCTACTTGGTCTTCTTCGTTTGTGGCTTCGTCGGCTTCGTTTCCGTCTTCTTCTCCGTCAACCATTCTTTGACCTCACTTGCTGTTTTGGGTGAACGACAACTGAAGGATGCTACCTCCATGGTCGTTCCTTTGATGAAAATCCCAAAACGCCTTGCTCGGCCAGCCACAGCGCCTTGTGCCCTCCACTCGTACTCGATCATTCAAGTACCGCAGGGATATCCTCGTCATTCAGAAGGCGGTAGTTTTCGCCGTCAGAACCCTTGAACACCATCCCACCATAGCGTGGGAAAATTACTGTCTCACCCACCTCCGGTTTTCGCCCGTCCCAACTCTGGAACGAGTTTCCGGTGAACGCCATGCCGCCCAAGGCGATAACTTCGCCTCGGTCAACTGCGTCACCTTGACGATCAGCAGTAGTCTCAGGGATGATAATTCCACCCTTCGACACCTTCTCCTTGCCCCGCGGCTTGACCACAAGGCGGAACCCAATCGGGTCCATCCCGCTACTGTTTTTCTTCCTCGGCACTTTCTTCTCCTTCTGGTTCTTCCCCCTCTACCGGAGGAAATTTAAGATCATAGAACTCCTCGACCTGATGCTGTTCCAGTCCAAGAATGTCCCCTGCTGCTACCGCATATGCTTGTTCGCGTAGCGTCATCTCTACTCCGCTGGCCCATTCCTGGGCCGATGCGTCCCTAACGTCCTGTAGGTATTGCCGGACCTTGAGGGTTGTTGGGTGGCCCAGCCATTGGCGGTATTCCTCTACCTCCAGCCGCTTGGGCCTTTCCCTGCTCTCCATATGCTCTAACCTCCGTTAGCATTTCATCCATCCGAGCCTTGTACTCGTCAAGCTGCTGCCCTGCTTCCACACCCTCCGCCTTAGCCAAATTCAAAATGGTCTTGGAGCGTGTCTCCAAGAGGTTGGCTTCAGACTGAGAGGCAAAGATAGCAAGCCTCATGCCAGCCTCTTGCACCTGTAGCTTATCTGCTTCCGATGGGCCTTGATCAACAACAAGTAACTCGATGTCGTCGATGTCCGCTGCTTCAAAGACTCGTCTTAAGACTTCCTTGCCATCCACACGCGGGTCATCCTTGGTTTCTAACAACAACTGCGCCCGCGCCATGCGCTGCATACTCGATACAACCGTGGGATCAGACACAGGGACGATATCTGCATCGTTCAGCCGGTAATCCTCACGCGAGATCGCTTGCTCGTCATCGAGAATGTCCCGGTATCTCGCCTCGTCCATGTAGAGGAGGTTCAGCCGATACAGTTTCTTCAACTCCCACTTCAGGGAGCGGTGGATTCTTTTGTAGATCGCGGTGAACACCTTCAACCCGCGCTCGATTAGGGCCAAAGTAGTCGATGCCGGTTGGTTGCGGGGCTGATCCCCAGTCAAGATGTCCTGCACTGAGGACACATCCTTCGCCGCGTCAATCAGAAGCCCAAGCAACTGGAACAACGTAGGGGATGGGCCTGGGAAGGGGATCGGTAATACCGAATCCCTGATGTTTCCTGCACCAGCCGCAACCTTTTTGTACTCACCAATTTTGAACTTCACGGCACCGCCAGAGGAACCCGAGATGCGGAGATCCCCGCGGATAAACCCGCCGCCCGCGTTCTGGAGATGCCCAGCGTCCAACAGGCGGTTGATGATGCCGTTGACCGAGTCATTCAGTGGACCCATCAACAAGCCAAAGCCAATATCGTAGAAACCACCTTCAGGATCAGGAATGAACCCGTACTTGGTGAAGTACCGCGTCGGAGCAATCCGCACGATGTCACCAGTCTCAGCGTTCACCTCAATGTCGTCCTCCTCAAAACACACGATGATCGAGGCGACATACCCAGTGTCCTTGTGGATGGTAACGATGTATGGCTCTTTGTAGCCGTCGTCGTCCAGATCAAGAGTGCGGTGCTGCTCAATGAACTTGTGAGGGGCGTCCTCGTCGTTGCCGCCACCTTGAGCCTGTCCCCACTCCCAATCGCGGAACTCGCCCTTGCGGACCTTCTCCTCGATCTCATTCGGGAGCAGTTCGTACTCATATGAGATGCGGGGTGCCCGCTCCAGAGACTCCGAAGCCTGGTTAACCACACAATCCATCGGTAGAATTAATTTAGAGCGGTTTCGTTTCAGAACCCGGTCATAAAAAGTGTACCGGAAGGCAGAGCCGACGATCGGCAGGGTATGACACATGCGGTCGGTGTCTTCCTCCCACTCCTCCATCTCTTCGACCAACTGATAACTCATGTGGGCAGCAACACGGTCTGCCCTCTTTCTTTTGGCCCCTGGCTCGACCTGCCATTGAGTCGCTCCAAGAGCAGGAGCCTGTGGGGGCGTCTGCTGGCCTATTTGGGCCACAGTAGCATCAAGACCAGGCATATTCGGCATCGGGGCACCTTGTGGGGGCATAGGGGCACCCATCGGGGGCATACCCGGCATGTCTGCTGGTCCCTGAAGAGGGCCGGGGGGCATACCTGGCATTTGTGGGGGCGGTGGAGGCAAGGGAACGCCCGCATCAGAGCCAACGATCTTGGCCTTCACGACATCCTTTCCCGGCACGATGGCCGGATAGGCGTTCGCCGCAAACTGGATGGCCGCCGTGGTGATCAGCGGGAACTTGATGTTCGCTGCGCCACGGAAGGGGTGGTTCTTGGAGGTGGCAACTTGCAACGCCATATCCATCGACTTGCCCATCCGCTCTTTCCAAGAGGCCCGGCTGTCATCGTCAATCTGATATTCGCGCTTTACCCGGTCACCAATTTTTGAGAGTTCACCATCATCCAGATCCTCGGCAATGTTGTGGTAGTCGAGAAAACCCTTCAGTGTCTCCAGGGCAGACCCCTCCTGCTCCCCCTCCTGGGGAAACACAGCCTGTTCTTCAGTTTCGTATGGCTCTGGAACAGCGGAAGGTCCAGCGGCTATGCGCGGAACTTCTGCATCTGGTTCAGCGTAGGTCATTCAGTGGCCTTCTAAGTCATTGAAATTATTGGCGGCAAAATAGCCGGGTGATGGCCTAGTATCCGTCCGTTGGGTTGCGGTCGAAGTCATCAAAGTCATCGTTGTCAAAGGCGTCTTCACCAAGAATCACAGGCTCCGTGAAGGTCAAGGCTAGGGCATCGGCCCCGTCAGGAGACATCTTTAGCCTCGCCCTCAGTCTATCCTTTGTCTCCAACACCACTTGCTGGTTCGCATTGTATTTGTACTGGGTCGCGGTCAGTTCGCCGTCCAAGGTATCCGAGTCGGGGATAGACGCCCCGCCAACATCTGTCAGCCACGCCTTCATCTCGCCGTACATCTCCCCGCGCTTGTTCGCGTAAAGCCGACCGTCCGCCGCCTTTCCGCCGAAGTTCACCAGGGTAAGAAGGTGTCCAAATCCTCGGTTGCATAAGATGTCGTATACCCCCGCTCCTCCACCGCCCGTGTCCAAGAAACACTGCGACGGATGCGACGACTGAATAACTCTGGCCAAATGACCCGCGATGTCCTCAGTATCGTCAGAATGAAACCGCTCGTTGACTTCAACGCCAGCAATGCGGCCCCTACGGGAAATAAACCAGTTGTGGTCGCTGTCCCCGCGGGCAAAATCGCATATACGAGCCCGCTCGGGAGGCTCTGAACGCCTCCGCAGCCGTCGCCGGGTACTCCTGCCGAAACCTCCAGCAAAACTCGTCGATCGAGTCGCCTTCAGCAGCCGCCAGTTCGCGGTTTTTCGTCCAACCCCAGAATAACTGGGCATTGGTTAGGCCAAATGCGGACTGATATTCCAAAAATGCGGGAGGTGGCCTCCAGCCTACAGGCGACTCTGTCTCATATTCGCCATGCTCAAACCAAGGGACAAATACTAGTGTGTATTCGTTTTCCCCCCTCTCCGCAGCCATAGCCATATTGAAGAAAAGACCCGCAGCACCGTTAGCCGTGCTCTCAAGCCAAATTTCCGTGCCGTCCTCATTCGGAATAGCCTGGAGGACACCAGCAGCATGTTCTTCTGGGTTAGGCCAGTGGGCGACTTCTGATCCGTGGAAGTATTGGATCGTATCAGACCGGCCAACCGCTGACGCCTTTGCCGTACCCACTCGATAACCCGAGTCCAGTTTCCCAAAGTCTAACTCCCTCGCATTTGCCGCCTTCAGAGCGGGCTTAACTAACTCAGGGCAGTTATCGTAAAACCGCCGCGCCATCGTGAAAATATTGCCGGTCGCATCGTCCGAGTGCGTCAAAATAAATGCACGGCGTCCACGCTCATGGGTCACACGCCAAAATAGGCGGCCCTCAATGTAGGTGGACATTCCTGGCTGACGAGCCTTCAGGACGATAATCCGTATCCGGCCCTTCTCTTTCAAAAGCGCCTCGGCCTGGGCATGTACCCGAAGTTGGACCTTGTTCAAATTCAGCCGGCACAAATCACCCGCTTTTGGACGGATAGTTAGGCACTTTGCCGCGTAATGAACAAAATCAGCCTTCAATGAGGCCCTAATCCGGGTTTCCTTTGCCTCAGTTGTCTCCGGCAATGCTGACATCTCTCACCTCACTTGCTGCTCCAAAAGTGCCCTGGTTCATTCGCTGACGAACCGCAGCCTTATGGTCATACTTGGTAAACGCAACATAGCGTAGGGCCGGTGTAAGGGCCTTATCCGCCTTGTTTAGCCGCTGCTTTCTCAGCTTCTTTCTGCTCTTTTTCTTTCTACTCATCGGTCCGACATCATCCTCATTATAATTCTCATGCGCTTGTCGTTGTAATCAACAGGGCGCTTCAAGGCGGTTGTCTCCAAAAGCCATTTCTTCATTGGATCGGTGGTTCTGGAGTGATGTCAAGCATGTCCAGAGCCTCCTCATGGGATATCTGGACGCCACCCGAATGCTCGATCGCGCTCAGTTTTGGATGACAGTACGGCGCAGCCGCAGTCGCGCAGACCACAGCTTCCTTCCGAAGCTGAGAGGCATACGCAGTGTTCGCTATTTTCTGCTCACCACGGCCCTTACCGTCATATTCAGCAGACCGCGCCCAGGCAATACGCATGGCTCCGAGCATCACCTCGACAGGAGCCATCCCAGCCTTGGATAACTCCATTGCAAATTCTACCGCCGTCTTGTTTCTAGAACCCCTCGGACGCCCACCCTTGTTCTTCGCCACAGGCTTCTCAGGCTCGACCAACTTCGCTTGAACCTTCTCGTCCAGGACTCTGATCGCTTCGTCCAGCCTCTTCATTGCATCGTCCCGAAAGGCTGGAGTACACCGCTCTCAACCATAATTCCGCCCTCATCAAAAATAGTAGCCTTGTACGACTCCTTGATGATCCCGCTCAGAGACTCAATAACCTCGCCAACCTCAATGTCCGAGACACCATCCTGCTTAAACAAACCAAGGTAAATGCCAATTACAGACGCCATAATTCGGCAAGCGTTATCCGCGTCCAAGCCTTCCGGCACAAACGTGTCCTCCGCAAGGCGCTGTGCAAAGTCAACCGAGTCAAAATATTCCATACTTTTGGCCTACCGGCTTGGGTGAACTTTGCCCATCGGTCTGTTGATGTCCTCAATGATCCTGTCGTACCCCCGGTTTTGTCCATATCGTGTAGCACGTTGCTGGCGGCTCCTGTTGTAAGAGGGGTTGCCATATCGCGCAGCGCGTTCAGGTACTTGGTTCCCGTATACGCTAGCCGGCCTCGGGCGCCGTACGTCCTGCGGCGGTGCATTGCTGTACGCGCTAGTAAGTCTCGGGCGCCGTACTGCCCGGCGTCCTTGAGCAGAACTTGGGTATAATCGCGGGTTATGAGGCATGTTTTAACTCCAGTTGTTGGACGTTCATTGCTGTTAGGGCTGGCGGTAGAAGACGTGGTTTCCGATCTCACCTAGTGGCTCGAAACCCCACCCTGGTTCCGTGTCGAGGGAATGGTAGTGGGTGGCCCCCTCGCTAAAGTCAAAGACCTCCCCAGCCAAGACAGACTTCGACAATTCGTAAAGCCGGACGTAGGTGGCAATATCATGCACGGCATCAGATCTGCCGTCGCACCACCAAGAAAATTGGCACATATCCCTGACGGGGATCATAGTGCCCCTCCATGACTCAACTACCGGCCCCTCGTAAACTACTTCACAGGGCGTAGCTGGATAACGGCTATCAGTCACCCGGTTCACCACCACCAACATAGTCAGTAGCTGCCCAGCAACCGGCTGGCCCCTGGCCTCATGGTATGCGTTGAGAGCCAAGCACCCAGCCTGGATCTCGTCGGCCTCGACAGGAGACGCAAGGAAAGCCACGGCCACAAGGAAACTAACTGTCAGTTTTCGCTCCCTGTCAAAACTGTGCAGGATGCCTGTTCCCGTTTTTAAATTTTCTTCCGTCGCGCTTGTGAAGCCTTAATAGCCCGTCCCTGTTTCGCAGCCTTGGCTCGGCTTCTATACGTTTTGCCCTTTGTTCCAAACCTATAACCGCCCTTAACTCGCTTGATGGGCATTACACGCTCTTCACAATTCTGCCCATCGGATCGTCCCACCTGGGAATCCGCGGGGTCATACTGCGCGTAATGGCGTTGTCAGGCTCGTCTACTGACGGTATGCCTTGCACCCGCCGCCTACCAAGACGCTGGCCAACTGCACGACGAGGGGCAGGGCCAGGACGGCGAGGAGTCACTTTCGCTCCGTATGCCACTCTAATTCTCCCTATTTGCTCTCTCTTACTCCGTGGGCCTTCAATTCAGGGGCCTCTCCCTCATAGAACTGAGTCGGGGATCGCCAGGGTATGGGGAGAGCCTGAAGGAAAGTGTCGAGTTCTTTAATCTTTTGACCGCGCTTCTTGCGCCTGAGAGCGCGAGCCATAGCTTTAGCGCGGCTAGCAGCAGCCTCACTGCGCTCTTTTCCATAATGTGACGGCATCCTAATTCTCCATTTTTCAAAATTTTCAGTATTTCAGGGGGTCTTTCAACTCCCGGTACCCAAAAATGCGGTATTCGGGGGTGTAACACCGTGATCTGGAGCACCTCATTATAGCCAGGTGCGTATCTAGGGTTGTGGTGGCGGAGGATATGAGGGCGCGGGGACGGTGACCTCTATAGTACCTACCCCTCACTAAGAGAGCCAAAAGGTT